GAAAGTCGGCAAATCGCCAGCAGCAACACCAGGATTTTCGCCTCACGGTTTCGGATTGGCGCAAGATTTGGCGGTCAACGATGCAAATGTGTTCTATTGGTTGCGGTCGAATGCTCCCAAATATGGAATCTTTCTGCAAGGCCCACCGGCATACTTGGCGACAGGTCCTAATCCTGAGTACGAACCTTGGCATTGGCAGCTTAGCGATCCTGCGAATCCCACCAGATTGATCAAGCGCAGGTGGCGCAAGTTTGCAGGTGCGTTCAAATGAGGCTTTTATTTGACCTGTGTTGCACGAAATCATCATGTCTAGTGGTAGGTACGAGATTGGTGTTTGCAACGATCTTGAGCGAATCTGATGCCCAATCCAATGATTCTATCTGCGTAATGGTGGCATAGGTGATATGTCTGCGGTTTATGTTCCCATTCTGGTTGCTTTGATCGGTGGACCTGTCATGTGGTTGCTCGCCAGGTTTGATCGCAGGAACAGCGACCAACACACAAATAACATGAATGTCTTGAATGAAATCAAAGAAGATGTCAGAGAAGTTCGAAACGATCTCAAATCCCACATTGATTGGCATTTGAAAGAATAGGAACAAACATGAGTTTGCGAGATGAAGTGGAGAGCAGCATCTGCAAACCTGGTTCGAAATGCAGAGTTGGCACGATTCTGGCTGGCGCAGGTGATGATCGTGACGAGATCAAAAGCCTGGTCAATGATGTAACTGTGCCGGCTTCAGCATTGGCCAGAGTTCTGCAAAAACATGGTCACATGGTCGCTGATCATTCGATCACTAGACATAGGCGTGGAGATTGCAACTGTGGAAATTAGACACGAATTGGAAGCATTGGAACGCATTGCCACTCAACGCAAGTTGGATGATGCCAAGCGTGAAGCTGCTGATGCCAAACAGCGAGCAAAGATGGCTGAAGAATCCATGCAACGGATGGCCAGAGAACTTGGTTTGTTGACTGCGTTATCCAGACAAGAACCGGTGAAATGGTTGAAAGCACCATCCAAATCCAAGACTCATCGTGGAACTCCCTGGTTGGTGTTGTCAGATTTGCATCTCGATGAAGTGGTCAATCCTGCTGAATTGATGGGAGTCAACGCATATGACAGAAGGATCGCTGAACTACGACTGAAGAAATGCTTTGAATCTGTGGTCAAAGTGACAACTGACTATTGGCAAAACATTCACTATGACGGGATTGTGTGTGCGCTTGGTGGCGACATCTTCTCTGGCGACATCCATATGGAACTGACAGAAACGAATGAAGCACCAATCCTGGATTCCTTGCTGCATTGGGCAGATCATCTGAGCGCAGGATTGAATCTGCTTGCTGACACATATGGGAAAGTTCATGTGCCGGTGGTTGTTGGTAATCATGGAAGACGAACCAGGAAACCGAGAGCCAAGATGCGAGCAAGAGACAACTTTGACTGGTTCATTGGCCAGATGTTGGCTCGCCAATTCAAGAATGACAAGCGCATCACTTTCGATGTATCAGAAGCTGCAGACACTTTGATTGATTCGTACGGTCACAGAGTCTGTCTGACTCATGGTGATCAGGCTCGTGGTGGTGGTGGCATTGCTGGTATTTGGTCGCCAATCACCAGACTTGATGCCAAGAAGCGTCAGCGTCAGTCAGCAATCAATCAACCATATGATCTGCTTGTGATGGGACATTGGCACAATCTGATCTTTGGACCGTCATTCATTGTGAATGGATCGCTCAAAGGTTATGACGAGTATGCAGCAACAGAGAACTTTGGTTTTGAACCACCAGCGCAAGCGTTGTGGTTGATGACTCCAGAACATGGCAAAACTTGGACAGCACCAATCTTTGTTGCTGATCGAAAGGTTGAGAAATGGTGAACGCAGAAGAACTCGCAATCGTTCATGTCATTTGGGCAGATGCGCATTGTGATGAAGCAGGATGGATCAGCGTGGACATGGATGAAGACAGCGAATGTCTCGTTTCCACAGTTGGATTCCTGGTTCCTGTTGGTCATGGTGGAAAGAAAGATCATGTAACTGTGTGGCAGTCGCTATGTGACGATGAAGGAATTGGTCGTTTCCACATTCCGGTGGACATGGTGCGCAATTTGGACATTCTGCGCTCTGCAAAACCACGCAAATAGAAGCACCACTTTTGCCACTACTCTGAACGATCCGCTTCTTGGTTGAAAGGTTTGTGATGTTGTCCATTGCTGATTTGAATGATTTGATTTTCTTGCTTCGCAGAGTTGTGGTGCATGGCGAACATCAAGATCGTCTTGTGCAATTGGAGCAAAAGCTGCAACGAGAACTGGCCAAGCAGAAGAAAGTCGCTGTATAGCAAAAATCCCCATCCGTAGATGGGGATTCTCGCTCTGTTGCTTTGGCAGAGAAGCAACTAGATCATGCTCACCAACGCAACAGCGAGTCGTCTTTCTGGAATGTGCCATTGCAGTATGGACAGATTGTCTTAGTGCGCAAGACTGTCCAGTCATCATTGCAAAGCATCTCAACCAAGCGTGTGCGAGTTGGTGCTTCATCTTCGTAATATGAACCACACTCGTCACAGTTCGCATGATGCGATTTCCACATCCCCATCTCAGACCACGCTCGTCTTCCCATTAGCGATGACAGTTTCAGCAAGATTGATTTGATCCCATTCAAGTTCAAACATCATGCTTGCATCTCCACATTCGTACGCTGGTTCATCGTAGAAACCAACTGTCCAGAAACCATCTGTTTCGATCATCCAAGTTTTGGCATCTTGATCAAACTCAATTTCGTTGACTGAGCAATCATCGCCAAATGTGACAATGATCGTATCGTCTTGATTGATGAATGCTGTGCAGTTTCCACCAGTTGATTCATACTGCATCATTTCGTTAAAGCGTTCTTGCAAGAACTCTTCTGCTTGCTGAATTGTCAATTTCATTTGCTGATTCCATTCTCGTTCTGCATCTGCCAGAACTCGTCATTGGAGAAATATGCTCCCCATTCGCTTGGAACTTCTTCATAACAATTTCTGCACACAACTCCAGATTCGCATTCTGATCCTTTTCCAGTTGCACCACAGCAATCTGTCAATGGCCAAAAGCCATCTCCATCTGTGGCGAATTGAACTTCTGAATGGTCATACAAGAAGTGTTCGTGTTTGGTTTTGGTGATGTTCATGGTTGGTTGCTCTCTTTCTTTGTTGGTTGGTTGAATCAAATCCATGCTTGCTGTGCGATGCTCCACACAACTGCTGATGGATACTTGGCACGAACTGCTTCTTCTGTGGTGTTCTTTGCTTGGAACATTTCAAAGATGTCTGTTGGATTCTTGCGAAACAGCACAGCGTTCTTGGCGAGTTTGTTGTTCTCTTTGCAATCAATGAGATGGTCAATGTAGATGTCATGTGCTTCTGAGTATCCATCGCATGATGGGTCAACGATGACTGCGAGTGCTTGCAGTTCTTTGATGACTGGATACTCCATGTCTCCATCAATGAAGTGGTAGCGAGTGCATCCACCACAACCATCGTTGAACACAGTTGCGATGCGCTTCCCATCTTTGTAAAGAGTGGCTTCAAATCCACCACCATCACGACCATTGAATGTCTTGAGATTCTTGATTTCGTATTTCATGTCTTTGTTCCTGTTCTTTCTATGGCTTGTTGCCATGTCTCAAGTATAAGCACATCTGATAGTGCAGATCAAGCATTGATTTGAGCCTTATTTTATAAGGCTTTGCCGAGATCAGACCATTGGCAACGCTTATATGAACTGTGTCAGACCCACTCTCTACGCTGACCACAGACCCACAACGAAAGGATGAAATGAAAGCCATAGACAAACCAACACATGGTTCGCTCGCATGGTTGCAAGTGAGACATCGTGATGAGAATGGTCGCACCAGGTTTGGCGCAAGTGAAGCACCAATTCTGATGGGAGCATCCAAGTTTCAAACACTCACATCACTTGCAATCCGTAAATGGAGCGAACCAGAAGTGACAGAACCAAACGCATCCATGATGCGTGGCCAGATATTGGAACCGGCATTGATCACATATGCAGCTGAACTGTTACAACAAGATGTGTTCACACCAGAACAGATGTTCATCAACGGTCGCATGATCGCCACATTGGATGGACTCAGCGATGATGGTGAATGGATCGTGGAAGCCAAAACAACAGTCACATATTCCAGCGATGATGAACTACCGGATGAATACTTTTGGCAAGTCATTGCACAGTTTGCTTGTGTGCCAATGGCAAACCATGCGCTAGTTGTAATCCTGGACAAACGGATGCGTCTTGGTTCATGGACTCTGACCAGATCGAGCGTTCAAGAAAGCATTGATTTGTTGCTGGCCAAAGCAGACGAAATTGGTGATTGTTTAGACAACCATGAACTTCCTGGTGATGCACAACCATCTGAAGACGAAATCAAATCTCTTTTCCCAAATCCGGCTGGAGCGATTGAATTGACATCTGAGATCGTGCAAGCGATAGAGATGTGGCAAGCATTCAAA